TTGAATGTTCCTGAGTCTCGCATGGCTGATAATGCAAGTTTTAGTTTAGGTCGTTCATCAGAAGTGTTAAGAGATGAACTTAAGTTCAGTAAGTTTGTTGGAAGGATGAGAAAAAGATTTAGTAATCTATTTCATGACATACTTAGAACTCAATTAATTCTTAAAAATATTGTAACTCCAGCAGAGTGGGAACAAATGAGTGATCATATTCAATATGATTACCTATATGACAATCACTTTGCAGAGCTAAAAGAAGCGGAACTCATGCAAGAAAGATTAGGACTTGTTGCAACTGCTGATCCTTATATCGGTAAATACTATTCTGTTGATTATATTCGTCGTAAGATCTTACGTCAAACTGACCAAGAAATAGTAGATGAAAATGTATTAATGACTGCTGAAAAGGAAGCTGGTATTATCCCACCAACTGAACAAGAAATGATGGTTGCTCAACAAATTATGGGAGAGGAGGGAGCAGAACAATCTCGAACATCAAAACAAAATTTAGGTAAAACACAAACAGAGGGTGGTAAAGAGAGCATTAATACCGCTAATACTGACGATCCTGAGTCACCAGGCACGCCAGATCTTAAAGGTGGCGAGATATAAATAAAACATAGGTATAGGATTTTTATCTAATGGATGAATTAATGAATTTGATTATTGCGGATGAATCTCCATCTGAAATCAGTGATTCAATAAAAACTGCTTTATTTGCAAAGGCTGGTGAAAGAGTCGATGCACTTAAGGCTCCTGTTGCAAATGCAATGTTAGGTTATGAGGTTGAAACTGAAGATGATGTGGAAGCGGAAGCAGAAACAGATACAGTTGGTGAGCTTGATAATGATGAAGAATACGAAGAGGAAGAGTAATGGCACATCAACCTGTTGGCGCTGGATTTAGTTTTGCCACAAGTCAAACTAGTGCAGGCCAAGCATTTACGGTTCAATCAGATACTCTACGAGTTGTTGCAAAAGGTGCTGGACAACATGTAGCAATCGGTACGACTGGGCCTGCAACAACAGCTGACTACTATGTCCCAGCTGGAGGATCTGCAACTTTAAATTTAGGAAGAGTTAGTTCGATTCCAATCGAAGGGATTGAAAAAGGAGCTAATACAGTTATTACACTCGCTGAGGGAATGGGAAATCCATTTAGAGTCGATGATGTAGTTGTAGTATCTGGTATCACTGGCGTAACTGGATTCAATACAACTGCAAGAGTTGTTTCAATTCAAGAGCAAAGAACCATTGGTTTTGCACAGTTTGGAGCAAAACTTACAATAGGTCATGACAGTCGTGCTCTTAATTCCGATAACGCAGTCACGACCACTGCAGCAGCAAGAAGGGAACTCACGGTTTCAGCAGTGACTGATCATACAACAGGTGGTCAATTATTTGCACAACAAGTACAAACAACAGGAGCAGCCTGATGAAACTTATCAGAGAAGAAATCGAACAGGTTGATGTTATCGTAGAAAATCGTAACGGTAAGAAAAACCTTTACATTGAAGGAGTTTTCCTTCAAAGTGAAATGAAAAATCGTAATGGTAGAATGTATCCAAAGGCGACACTTGCTCGTGAAGTTGGAAGATATAACGAAAACTTTGTTCAGAAAGGCAGAGCTCTTGGTGAGTTGGGACATCCTGATGGCCCGACTGTCAATCTTGACAGAGTATCTCACAAGATTGTTTCTCTCAAAGAGAGTGGAAATAATTTTGTGGGAAAAGCAAAGATTCTTGGCACACCGATGGGTAAGATCGCATCTAATTTATTAGGTGAAGGCGTCAAACTTGGTGTTTCATCAAGAGGTGTCGGATCTTTAAATAAAACAAACGAAGGATACAGTGTGGTAGGAGAAGATTTTACTCTTGCTACTGCTGCAGACATCGTTGCAGATCCCTCAGCTCCAGATGCTTTCGTAGATGGCATTATGGAAGGAAAGGAATGGGTATGGGATGGAGGCATACTTCGTGAGAGGTTAGCAGAAAAAACATACAAACGTATCAACACTTTAGTTGATCAAAGAAAACTAGACGATCAAAAACTGAGCGTCTTTGAAGATTTCTTAGCAAATCTTTAATTTATAAATAAATACAGATTATACACAGGTAAATCGGAGAGTTCAAATGTCCCGTGGGAAAAATTTACAAGAAATGGAGAACGCCGTAACCGCTGGTGCTAAACCCGCTGAGCCCATGCAAACCATGGCAGGCGTGAGTTATGAGGATCTCGGTGGCCCAACTCCAGAAAACAACAAACCAGATGACGATTCTAATAAATTAAAGGATCCAGCTGGTGAAGGTTCTTATGCAGCAAATCTTAAATCAGTAAAAGGTGTTATGGCTAAATCACAAAAAGAAGCAGTCGAAACCGAAGAGGAAGAGGTAATTGCAGAGGACGAATATTCTGAAGAGGAAGTGGTCGCTGAGGAAGAAGTTACTGAAGAAGAAGTAACTGAACTCCCAGAGATTACCGATGAAGTTGATATCGATGATGATGTCAATGCACTTCTCGGTGGTCAGGAACTTTCCGAAGAGTTTAGAGAAAAAGCCAAGACAATTTTCGAGGCTGCTCTAAAGTCTAAAGTTACCGAACTTAGAGAAGCCATGGAAGCTCACTACGAAGCAAAGCTCGTAGAAGAGGTCGAAGGCATGAAAGACGAACTCATTGAGCGTGTCGATTCTTACTTAGAATACGTCGCTGATGAGTGGTTACAAGAAAACGCACTTCAAGTAGAGCGTGGTCTTAGAACCGAAATGACCGAATCATTCCTTGAAGGAATGCGTGGTCTTTTTGAAGAACATTATGTAACAATCCCTGATGATAAATATGATGTCGTTGAGAATATGGTAGATAAACTTGACGAAATGGAATCAAAACTCAACGAGCAGATCGAGAAAAATATTGCTATCACAAAGAGTCTCTCAGAGGCAACAGGTGGTAACATCCTTTCCGATGTTTCTGAAGGTCTATCGACCACACAGAAAGAGAAGCTCGCTTCACTTGCCGAAGGTGTTGAGTTTGAAAGTGAAGAATCTTATAAGGAGAAGCTTGAGACTCTCAAAGAGTCATATTTCAAGACTGCTCCAAAAAGAAGTGAGTCTGAAGTGTTAAACGAAGAAGCTGCAACTCCAGATGTTTCTGGTAATATGGCGGCATACATGCAGGCACTATCACACGCCACTAAGAATTGAATCTCAACTTGTTAATTAATCAAACTAACTATTAGGTAAAACGCAAATGTTCAACAATGCAGAACAATTGCAAGAGAAGTGGAAGCCCCTTCTAGAACATGATGGAATTGATGCTATCAAGGACAATCATCGTAAAGCGGTTACTGCTGTCTTGCTCGAGAACCAAGAAAGATTTTTAAGTGAGGAAAAAGCATTCCTCTCAGAAGCCCCAACAGTAAGTACAAATAGTGGTGCAAATGCAGGTTTCTCTGCTGGTGCAACTGCAACTGGCCCTGTTGCTGGTTTCGACCCTGTTCTTATTTCATTAATAAGAAGAGCAATGCCAAACTTGGTCGCATATGACCTTGCTGGTGTTCAGCCAATGAATGCTCCAACAGGACTCATTTTCGCAATGAGATCCAGATTTGTTGATGGCACAAATGCCAACAGCATGCTTGGAACAGAGGCATTATTCAACGAACCAGATTCAGCATTCTCTGGACAAACTTCACAGAATGGAAATTCAAGTGGTTTCGTTGATGCTTCTACTGGTTTAGGTACAACTGCACAGTCAGGATCTAACCCAGGCGCCCTTAACCCATCAACTGATGCGACACAGGTTGCATATGATGTCGGTCAAGGTATGAGAACTGACGAGTCAGAGAACTTAGGTGAGTCTGGCAAGTCCTTCAACGAAATGGCCTTCTCAATCGAGAAGATAACCGTGACTGCGAAGTCAAGAGCTCTAAAAGCAGAGTACAGTTTAGAACTTGCTCAAGACCTTAAGGCAATCCACGGATTGAACGCAGAGGCTGAGTTAGCAAATATTCTATCAACTGAGATTCTTGCTGAGATCAACAGAGAAGTTATCAGAACAATCTACAAAACTGCTGAGACTGGTGCTCAGGTTAATGTAGCATCTGCTGGTACTTTCAACTTAGACGTTGATTCAAATGGTAGATGGTCTGTTGAGAAGTTCAAAGGACTTCTATTCCAGATCGAAAGAGATGCAAACGCTATTGCACAAAGAACTCGTCGTGGAAAGGGTAACATCATCCTTTGCTCTGCTGACGTTGCTTCTGCATTAACAATGGCTGGTGTTCTAGATTACACCCCTGCACTTAACGCTAACTTAAACGTAGATGACACAGGTAATACATTTGCTGGTGTGATCAACGGTAAGTATAGAGTTTATATCGATCCATTTGCTGCTAACAGTGCTGCAACACAGTACTATGTTATCGGTTACAAAGGTACTTCTCCTTACGACGCTGGATTATTCTATTGCCCATACGTTCCTCTACAGATGGTTCGTGCAGTGGGTCAGGATACATTCCAACCCAAGATTGGATTCAAGACCAGATATGGTATGGTTGAGAACCCATTCTCACAAGGTACAACACAAGGACAAGGAACACTTACTGTTAATGCGAACCGCTACTACAGAAGAGTTTCTGTTACAAACCTTATGTAATAGAAATATTACAATTTTAATAACATTTAGAGAGATGCTTGCCATCTCTCTTTTTTTATGTCACTATATAATATGCACACACAGCGAAAGCGGAGTGATGCAAACTCAAACACACAGTAACCGAGGAAATCATGACTTACGATTTACCATTAACTATAATGGGGAATCCCATTATTACCAATTTATTTGGCAAACAATTAGATTTAAGAACAGTATATAACACAAAAGAAACATTACCTCCAGAGATAAGAAGTGGAAAATTTGTCCATTTAGGAGTAATAGATCTAGAAAAAATTGATCCAACTGATGATATTTGGCTCAATGCAGATATAAGAGAAGAGGGAAATACTAACGATAGATTAGAAGCTATTGGTAATAGTTACGAAGTTAAGGGATGGCTAACTAAATATACACCACCAATATTTACAACTGATTTTGTGCCTAAAGATGGAAAAGGCAGAGTTATTGCTGCATGGCAAAAATATAAAGAAGGATTAACAGGTAGATTTTTGCCATCATATTTTTATGTTCAAGATGATTTTTCAGAAACAGCAAGAATTACTGACGGTTTAGTAAGTAATTTAAAACATGATCCATCTTTTCCAGCCAAAAGAGAGTCTGTTGTTCAAGGATGTTTAAGATTAATTAAAACAAATGAGCTCAAATTAACTGAGGTATCTGTAAGAACTTATCTTAATGATAAACTTAAAATACAACAATATTTTTCTGAAGGTAATGTTACAAAAATAGTTAAAGCAGTTTTATCAAGAGGAGTTGCAGGCGGTGATCCTTTAGTTCTCTTACAAGAACGTGATGTATGGGAAACTTGGTGTGAGAAAGCAGGATTTCCAATAGACGGAAAGAAAACTTTCTTATTATGTGGTGATAGTGATACTTATTCATTTCGTGCTTGGTGTGCAAGAATTCTTCCTTCAATTACATCTAATACTGAACCAGTTAATATCATTTTATTTTCTAAGAAACATGTTCCCACAGAAGCTAAAAATAATGTAAAAGAATTTGTAGCAAATCTTGAATACTTTCTTGACGCATCTTTCTTGATGGTTCAAAAAGATATGCAACCTACATGGCAATTTGGAGAACTTGAACTTGTTCCTCAAAAAGTACCTTATAAAATTATAGGATGTGTTCCACAAATAATTGGTCGTCATGACAACTATAAAAAAGCTTATAATTTTGTTCCTGTAGAAAAATATTAAAAGATAATGAAGGGGGGTTAATTACCCCTCTTTTTTTATGTCTAAATAGTAATATGAATGATAAAGAAGCTGTAAAACTTATTATCAAAAGATCAAAGAAAAATCCGATTCTGTATTCACAAGCAGAGATTCTCTATGTTAAGAGAATC